TCCGGCCTGTAGCCAGAATTGTTATCTATTCGATCAAGCGAATGTTTCAACGATGGGCGCGGTGGAAGATCATCGATAAAATTCTCAACATCCTGCCATCGCTTACAAACTGTAATTCCTCGCTCCACATAATAAACATAAGAGTCCGAACGTGGATTGTGGCAACGCTGCATCATGCCAAGCCATATCGGATAGAGCGAGTGCTTCGAAAGACTGTGGTTGGTATTACGTTGAACCATTTGTTCGTTGTGAATGCAGCCGCAGGATTGTGTTCGTCCAGAAGTCAGACTGCCAGCGATAACGATACATTCGCTGCTGCAAGTGCAGCGACACCGCCAACGGGCTTTTTTATGTTTGGTGTTATTCGAGCGTTCTATGACGGTCAGTCGCCCAAATCGTTTTCCGGTGATATCTTGGAAAGCAGACATAATGGCCTCCTCAACAGGCTGTTGTGTTTAGCAGGGAGGTGGCGTGCAACCGCCACCTTCCTGCGACCGAGTATAGCACAATGCTAGGGGGAAGTGGAGCTGGCGAGCTGCGGTCCCGCGTAAGATTTGATAAACCTGCGCTCGGGGACGATGGGTATGGAAATCCCATCCAGGGTTGGCAGGAGATGTTTACGGTATCAAGCCAGAACATCCCGAAGCTAGGCGGCGAAGCAGTTGCGGCGGCGCAATTGGCCGGGCGGCAACCCTACATTTTACGAATAAGACAATCGCCGGACACCAAACAAATCCGAACGGATTGGCGTGCAACGTGGCTTGTTCCAAATCCGAGGAACGAAGACACGGTTATGAATATTCGGACTATCGCTGATCCTGATAGCGGTTCAGGAAATCATGGACTTTGGCTTGAATTGATCGCCGAAACCGGGGTGGCGGTGTGAGCACACTAGCATTCGAGCCGTTTGCGCGCATTGAAGAACTTGAAGCGAAACAAGAGGAAGCACTAGGATATGCCACTCGGCTTTTGGAGCACTTCGTCGATGAGCATTTCCCATACAACCCGGACTGGAAACCGCTCCCGGAATTGGTTGGCGTTCTAACCCAACTCGACAATGCCATGACGATTGCTCGCGACTACAAAGCCCGTATCGAGGTGCTAGAGGGGCGATGCGGGATTGGGATAGCGCAGCGACTAATCCTGTGGGTGAAGTCGGTGATTAAATGAGCTATTCCGACCCGTCGCTGCAGTTACAGAAAGCATTGGTGGCCGTGCTGAAAGCCGATGCCGGCGTCAACGCCATCATTGCAGGCCGCATCTATGACGCGGTGCCGGGCGGGGCCGTGAAACCCTATCTGTCATTCGGACCGTTCCAGATGCTGCCTGAGCATGGCAGTTGCCTGGACGGCGGCGAAGCATTCGTGACGCTCGACGGCTGGGCCGCCGGGCCAGATACCGTGCAGGTCAAGCAACTCGGCGCCGCGGTGGCGAAGGCGCTCGACCTGGCGCCGATCGTGCTCGATGCGCCGCCGCGGCTGGTCGAGATGACGGTGGAGCAAACCCAATACATGCGCGACCCCGACGGGATCACCGCGCACGCCGTCATCACCGTCCACGCGCTCACCGACTAGCCGAACCACCGAAGCCTGAAACCTGGCCCTCGTCGCGAAAGCGGCGGGGGCTTTTTTATTGGAGCAATCCCAATGACGATCGCGACCACCTACCCATTCTCAAAGTTCCTGATCAAGATCGGCGATGGCGCTGCTCCCGAGGTGTTCACCGATCCCTGCGGCCTGACCTCGAAGGGCTTCACCCGCACCGCCAACCTGAACGACACCAACATTCCCGATTGCGACGAGCCCGACGCGCCGTCCTGGCTCGGCCGCGACGTGGTCAGCTACCAGGCAGCGATCGCCGGATCGGGCGTGGTGGCCGCCGAGAGTTTTGCTACATGGGAAGACTGGTGGAACGAGGGAGACACCCGCAACATCCGCATCGAACTCGGCAGCCCGCCGGAATACGCCTGGATCATGCCGGCCAAGCTGCAGGAGTTTGCCATCACCGGCGAGCGCGGCGACAAGGTGCAGATGACGGTGTCGATCGTGTCCGACGGCGCCGTGGTGCCCGAGGTAATCGTGGTTGCCGATGAGGAAGCCCGCGACACCCGCGGCGTTTCGCGTCGAATGGCGCCGCCGTCCCGTGACGCCAGGGCAATGCCGTGAGCGTGGAAGACGGCACGGTCGCGCTGCAGTTCGGCGATGCGGAATATTCCTTTCGCATTGCGTTCGGGCAATGGCGCGAGTTGCAGGAAAGCGTCAACAAGCCGCGGCTGGAGATCGGCGAACCGCCGCTCGGGCCAATGGCATTGCTGCGGGCGCTGCTCGAGGGCAACGCCTGGCCGCATGACGTGCGCGAGGTGATCCGGTTGGGGTTAATCGGCGGCGGCATGAAATCCGATCGCGCGCTGGTTCTGGTGAAACGCCACATCGAAACCGGCGCCTACTTCACCCACATGCCGACCGCGCGCACCATCCTGCAAACCGCCATGTTCGGGCCGCCTGACGACCAGGTGGGAAAAGATCCGGCGCCGGCAGCGGAGAGGACGGCGACGGACGGCTCAAATTCTCCGACATCTACGGGCTCGGCGCTGCAATAGGACTGGCGCCGGATGCGGTCGACCGCTGTTCGATCTGGCAGTTCGCGGCGGCGGTAGATGGCTGGAACAAGGTGCATGGTGGTGAGCAAAAAGCCGAGGCGCCGACCGATGCCGAATTCGATGCTATGCTGGATGCATCCGCCGAGGCCGAGGCAAGGAAGGGTTTAAGGCACAAGAGCAATGGCACCCAACAAGAGCGTGCTGGCATTCCGCAAGCTGACGGTGGACATGCAGCGCGAGATCTTCAACGACGCGGTGGCTGAACTCGACAGCCAGGCCGACAATCTGGTGCAGACCATGCGCGGCGTTGTGGTACACGGGCCGACATCGAACCTGGCGAATTCGATCCGCAAGGAACCGGGCAAAAAGGAAACCGTGGTGGTGGTGCGGGCTGGCGGGGTGACAACGACAGTGCAGCACGGCGGCCGATCATATGACTACGCGCGGGCGGTCGAGTTCGGTACTGTTAATACGCCGGCGCAACCGTTCTTCTTTCCGACCTATCGCCTGATGAAAAAAACCATCCGCAGCGCAATGCGGCGCAAGATCACCAAAAACATCAAGAAATATTCGGCAGAGTAAATCATGGCAGACACCGCAGCGTTAGTTGTCGCGCTATCCGCGCAACTGACCAAGTTCGAAAAGGATATGCAGAAGGCCGGCATCATGGCCGAGCGCGCGGTCGGCGACATCGAGAACAAGTTCTCGAAGATGAACCCGAAGGTTTTCACTTCGTTCATGGGAAATCTGTTTGCCAACATCGCCACCAAGGGACTGGACGCCGCCGTCAAGGCGGTAACCGAATTGGCAGATCGTTTTGTTGAATTGCAAAAGGTGGCGGGATACGCCGACGTTTCCATGCAATGGCTGTATGGCCTGCAGGCGGCAGGTGCCAAGGCGGGCGCGTCGGTTGGCGGCATCAACGAGGCGGTAAAGTCGCTGGCGTTCAGTCTTGATGAGATGAAGCGCGGCGGCGACAACGCGCTGAAAACCCTGCTCGACGCCAATCCCAAGTTTATGAAGGGTGTCAACCGCGACACCATGGATGTCGCGCAGACCCTACAGGTGGTTTCCGACATCATCAAGGAATTGCCGAACCAGGTTCAGCGCGTCGATGTTGCAACCAAACTCGGTTGGCCGGCTGACGCTGTCGCGCTGTTGCAGCAGGGCGGCGCCGCTGTCAAGAAAATGGCAGACGAAGCAGCGCGGGCGGCGCCTGATCTGGCTGCACTTGCCGCACAGTCAAAACTGTTCGGCGATATCTGGGAGAATATTTCAAACCAGTTGCAGAAAGGCGCGCTGACCGGGTTCTTCATCTACCTGAACTATCTCGCCAGCACCTACCGCATGCTGCTGGAAGGCATCTTGCCGGTGATATCGAGCATCAACACCGCCGCCGGCCAGATGGTTCAAACCGGCATTGACAAACTAAAGACCGCTGAAAAGGCCATCGGCGATGCGCAGGCCGGCAACACCACGTTTGCCGATCGGTGGGGTGCGCTGGACGAAAAAAAGAAGTCTGGCGGAGGATCTGCCGTCGATCCGTTCGCGCGCAAGGCGGCGGCTACTTCTCCCGCCGCCGCCCAGCGCGACGAGTTCGAACGCGCCAATGATCAGAT